CCAGCGTTGCTTGCAGGTGTCGCACCACTGGTTTTTATTCGTATTTCTGATCAAACTCAATGTCGCTCCAATCATCCGGTGTGGTAAATCGCAGTTGAGCCAAGATTCCGGCATATCCAATGAGGTCGAGATACGAATCTTCCCTCCCTGGACTCTCCACCATTCGGCTGAGTTTGGTCGCCAAAAATACAATTGCAATGTCAGATGGGTTTCCGAGCTGAAGACCGAGGATTCGGCAGATTTTGAAAATGCGTAATAGATTGTGCCTCGGGTCGCCATACTCTGTGCCCCTGTCGGCCAGGGTGTCACTAGCGATCTCCAGCCACTCTCTAGCGTTTCGGTCTGAGTAATCATCGAGTGCCACTTCTCACCTTTTCGATTGATTTACCCATTTTCAGGCCTCGCTCATAGGCTCTTGTTTGTCCGATAAATGATCCAAACATTGCGCCCAACATAAAGAAGGCAATCATCAAAACGATAATGAATCCAAAGGTTGTGCTATCAGGCAACATCTGCATCAACCCCATATTTGTCAAGCCAATAAGCTGAAATTTCAGCTCTTGACAATCTGCCTCGAAGTTGCTTTTTACCCATCCGCTCCCTGGCGAATCGGCGGATTATCGATCCTTTAACGAAGTTGTAGCCATCAGTCCAGGCTCCAGCTTGCGTATCAAATCGAATTACTGGTATTTCTTTTGACATTTGCTCCCTATTCTCTAAACGCTAAATGCATTTAGACTAAAAGAATAGGATTTTAAATGTATTTAGGCAAATGGATTTTCGGAGTGTCGCAACAAATCCCAGGCATTGTCTATGTGCAGGAAGCCTACTGGCCTCTCTGTGACCTTACTGCCTGCAAAATCGGTCTTGTTAGGCAGTGCCTTAATTTGCCATTTAGGAGGGCTTAGAGGGTCCAATTCCCAGCAGTAGATACCCAGTGGGGTGCTGGAGATATAAAAGGCTCTAAACGCCCTTAGAAGGCCAATTTCGACCAGGTTTTTCCACTTGCTCTGTTCAATCATTAAATCTTCATAATGAGTGCGCCGGCATTTCAGCTCGAAAATGGCTCGGTGGGTCATTGATACTGCATCGAATCTTTCGGTTTGGGTTCCTGATTCGAGGTCGGGGATTCTCTCTTTTAGGAATTCAAAGAGGTCAGATTCTCTGAAAATTAGACATCCTCTTCGCCGTCTTCCCAGCCAATCTTTTTGACTGGATCATCAGCCGGCACTATCCAATCAGGATAAGCCTCTCGATCATAGGCAATGCGTAGGGCATTGGAGTCATCGAATCCGGCTTTTTTGGCGGCATCAAAAACCATTTTCATCTCAATATAAAAAACATCCAGCTTTGTGAGGGGTAGGTCTTTTACTGCTTTTGGCTTACGAACGCGCCGAGGGGTTGCTTTAGCGCGCTTTCTTTTTACGGGTTTTTTGTTTGCCATTTGCAACCCCTTTCTGTGGATAAGTTTGAAGGGCCGTGCGGATTAATGCCAGCATTTCAATCTGTGTGTCTTCGAGTTTTGTCAAGCGATCTGCCAGGTGACTTTTTTGAATTACCTGGGGAACCTCGGTGCGGATTAGATACCTCAAACCGCCCAGCAGGGCAACACTGATGCCCACTACTGATGCGGCTGTTGCAGCTACTTCCGCGACTGACATTTACTTGACTTTCCCATATCGCTCGTAATTTGGATTGAGCCAGTTAATAATGCTAGGCAATACCGATGCTAGAGCGGCATTGGCAATTGCATTGACATCCCAGCCCACTGCCAGGTAAGTCGCCAGGGCTGCTGCTAGAAACGCCTTTGCCCAGCTTTCGGCTGCCTTTAATAAGTCTTTTTTCATTCTTCTTCCTCTCATTGTCGAGATCAAACCAACCCGAGTCATTGTCGCCCAAAGTTGTGAAGCTGATATGGAAATGCGAAATGTGTGGGTTGCCTTTGTATTTGCGCCACTTCCAGTTAAGGATTGGACTGCAAATTCTTTTGTTGTGAATTATGTATTTGATTCGCTTATCGCCGCGTTTGGCGGTTTTGCGAATTTTCTCAACTAATGCAAAAACTTCTTCAGGGTGAGCTTTGAGATCAGCATCTACATCAATTGCTCTGACGATTCCGCCTCTTGGTATATGGTCAGAATTGCCCTTTGCAAGGTGGCGAGCATCAGCAATCCAGCCATCACTACGCCTATCGCGCCCAGGGTAATCATCATCAATTTGTTCCCTGAGTTGCTGACCGGCTCTGCATAATTTTGCCATCAGCTCAGCAGTAGTTTCGCTTCTTCTTCAGTGATGCCTAGCCGATCAAGTAAAGCGGTTTTTGCTGCTTTTTCTTGTCTTTGTTTCAACAATTCAGCTTCTTCTAAGTCAGCCATTTTTTGACGAAATTCAATCTCTTCTTCATTGAAATCTCGCAAAACAACTTCGCCTGTTTCAACATTGACTTCTTTCATTTCTGACATAAATGCTCCTATAATCCGTAAAGAATAGCTGTGCCACCGCTAAAGGTTCCACCACTATTGTCTATTGTTAAAGAAGTGACTGCTGTATATGGAGAAGGAACAACACAAGTGCCAGCAACAATCAATGAAGTTTCTGCTGATCCGCTCCAATAATAACCTGTGCCCATAAACCCGCGACCATACTCTGAAGAATCTGTATAGTTCCAAATTTGCAAAGTGAAAACATTATTAGAATCAGTTCGGGCCATCGTTGTGTTGGGTTGAAATTGCACTGATCCGGTTTGATTATAAACTGATCCGGCAGAAGTTCCTGACCACCTGAAACCGCCTGTGCTATTTGGAGTAATTCTCAATTTTCCATCTGCTGTGTTGTTTGTTTGGTTTTTAACAACTAGCAATAAAGAATTATAAGATCCGCTAATTCCGGTAAATGATACGGAAGCTCCACTCAAACTCGTTGATGAAATCTGAGTCCAACCGCCACCACCGGCAGAAGCAGCAGCCCATTTCAATCCAGTGCTCACTGTTGAATCTGCTGTTAAAACATAGCCATCAGTGCCAACTGCCAAACGACTGACTGTGTCTGATCCGGTTCCAGCTATAATGTCACCTTTTGCATCAACAATGCTTTTGGCTATCGCTGCGTTTGCATTGTTATAAACTGTTGTGTCAATTGCTGATCCGAGTGTGCGGATGGCAGACGCGCCATCTTTAACCAAATCCGTATCATCGGGTGTGGTCCAGGAATAATTTGTTGTGGTTGCCATCTTTCTCCTTTATGCGACTATTGTAGCGTTTAACCAGTCGAGGGTTGGGGATAATGTATTCCAGGTTTCGGTTGCCGGCACTGAATTCCACCTGAAGGCCTGAAGTGAATAAGCGATTGGCGAAAGGGTCAAATCCAGGGTCAAACCTCTAACTCCAGCTCGCCAAGTCCATCCCTCGACAAATCCCTGAAATTCGCCATTGACCCAATTTGGCGGAAGGTTTTTGATATTGAGCGGCTGGCCCATAAAAACATTTAACAAAGCATCTCGATCATCGTTGTCAATGTCAGGATTACCTAAAGGAAACACAATCCTTTGAAATTCATATTGTGGATAGGCTCTGATTCCAAGATAAAATTCAGCCTGATCCTCGGCATCTTGTTGATTCTTTAAGGTGGTTTGAATTGTGGTTGCCAATTGACCATAAAGGGAGATGGAGGCATCATCTTGGTCTTCAACTGAAGCGTTGCCTGCACTTCCATAAATCAGCGAAATTTTGTTTCGCACATCGCCGGCTCTTTTAACGATTTCTAATCCGACACCATAAGCATCCCTGGCATCTAAATCGGTGTAGCCATTAGTTGATAAATATTGACTGCGATGGGTTGAGTCAGCGTATCCAATTTGACCCTGAGAATCCTCGTAAAGATAACCCAGGCCTGAATTGGCAATGCCTGAAGCGATTTCATAAACCGAGGCATTAAGTTGGTTTTGAGAATCAAGTTCATAATCTCCAGGTTGATCGATTTCGCCCAATCCTGAGTTTTCTGCATCTTCCCAGATTGTTGTTGCATCATAATTCGCCCAAGTTAGCGAACCTGGAACCTCTTGCCAGCTATCAAATAAAACCCCTGATAACAATTGATAAATCTGATTCCCATCATAATCACTGGAAAGATTGCCTTGATAAATGGCGCGGACTAAGCGAGCCAAAGCTCCAAGACCAGTAATGCGAATATATTGCATCGCTTTGATGCTTCCAGCGTATTGAACGACTGCATTGATATCGGAAACAAAGCCACCAAATAGAACCACATAAGAGCCGGAAGTATCTTTGACCTCGATGGTGATTGGATCATTTATCTGATAAGGAATTGCTGTTTGACAATCGCAAATGAGGTTGAGAGTGCAATAGGAGGCTGACGGTTGCTCATAGATAGTTTGTCGGCCTGAGGTAATTTGCAAATCAGTCAGAGTTGTATCGGTGACTGTGTAGCCATTGATTTTGACTCGCCACTCAGGCGTAAATTGGGTCATAGGATTTGAGCAAATCCTGATCCGCCACCACCGCGTTGCTGGGTGTTTTGAATGGCTAGTTGAACGGCTCGGGTAAAACCGGTTTCATCGATTACGGATGGGGCATTTACATTGATTGTGATGCCAGCATTTTCAGTCATTCTAAATGCAGCAACATCTTGGTTGCCGGTTCCAACTGTTCTTTTGAGAAATTGTTCTTCGCTCACTTGCTCAATCAGGGTTGGGGCAGGCTTGACATTGGTGGTGATTTTGCTACCGGTTCCGGTCGGAATGACTGTCGCTGGGGTAATTGTTGGAAATGAAACACCCGCAGCAGTGACACCACTGACACCACCTCCAGTAGTGCCAGCACTTGCAGCAGCAATCTGTTGTTCTCTTTGCTGGTTGTAGCTGAGTGTGGAGGCTGCTGCCTGAGTATCGAAATCACTTGCTAATTTAGCGGCAGCGCCGACTACTGCAAAAATCGCTGCTGAGGCTGCTGCTCCGGCAAGAGGATTGAGTGCTAATCGGGAAGCAACTGCAGCGACAATGGCTGAGGCTTTGAGTGCGTTGTATGCTTTAATCAAAAGATTGATGAATCCGATTGTGGCCACAACTGCTGCCTGGATTTTGCTTACTACCCAAATCCCTGCCAAAGTAGCTGCAACAACAACTGCAACATCTTTCAAAGCAACTAAGGCATCAAATATCTCGCGAGCTTTTTTGCCCCATTCAACTGCTGCCAATTGTGATTTATTAAATCCATCAGTTAAACCGCCTTGACCAGTAAGGCCAGCGATAAATGCGCTGAAATTGGGAACAACTACATCTTTGACATAAGTTGCAACCTGCTGGATCACTGGCAATAAAGCCTGACCCAATTGAGCCTGCGCATCGGCCACCGCAGCTGAAATTTGGCGTTGCGAGTTTGCTAAACCATCGGAAGTGCGCTCAAAATCACCCTGAGCCAAAGTCGTTTGTTCAAGAATTACCTTTTGAGCAGCGAGAATCTTTTGTTGAGCAGTGAGTGCGCCATTGCCCGAGTAGATGCCCATCTCCATTGCAGCCGCTTTGAGCGTTGCATCATTGAGCAAAACACCATAACGCCGGAGCGGTTCAGCCTCGCCTCGAAGAGCTGCACCGATTGCCATAATGGCTTCCTCGGGTGTTGTGTTATTAAACGAGGCAAGATCAGATGCAAGGGCAACGAAATCAACGGAGAAATCAACTAACGCTTGGCCTGATAATCCGGCAGCCTTTCCAAAGATTGCAAAGTTTGCGGCTGCATCCAAAGCCTGTTGTTTGGATTGACCAATCCGCATTGCTGCTGTGCTGGCAAACTTGTCAATCTCTCCTGCAGTATCGCCAAAGATAACTCCAACCTTTGAGATTGTTTCTTCAAGATCAGAAGCTGCGCCAATAGCATCTTTTGTGAATTTGACTGCCATTGCTGTTGCAGCAGCTCCCATAGCAGCAAAAGCCAGTCCGACTTTTTTATTGATTGCATCAATCTTGTCGCCGAAAGTTTGTGATTCTTTTTGACCTTTATTGAGGCCATCAATGAGGTTTTTGGTATCGGCAAGGAGTGAGAGTTTGAGGGTTCTATCGCCAGCCATTAGTATCCTCTCGCCCAGGGTTTAATAATTTCTGCAAATTTCTCTTCCCATTTTCTCACTAATTGAGGCTGAAGTCCGCGAAGTGTCGGGAAGATGAAATATCCGCGCCCTCCCCTACCGTAGCGACCTGAATAGTTAGGAAACTGTTTGAAACGCTTTGAGCCGAATTCAAACCCAGCCC